ACGGTAAAAGCCCGTGATGTTGCGCGGATAGTGATAGATGCTGCTATTGAGGCGAAAGACTTGACCCAGTGCCGAGACCTAATAGACCGGCTCGACGGCAAATCACTCCAAACGATAGTGGTATCCAACGAGAAAGACACCGAATGGCTGGAGGCGTTCAAATCAATTGGTCAATCTAAATCCAAAGCAGACGGAGATTCTAAACCAGACGCTACGGAATCCACCCAAGATACTGATACTTGAGGGAGCCGTAAGAAGTGGTAAGACATTCATCAACAATGCTTTATTCTACTTCTATATCCGGGGCAACACGGGCCGGGGTAAAACCTTTATGATTACCGGCCACACCATAGGGAGTCTAAAGCGTAACGTGATAGCGCCAATGTGTGAGCAATTCGGCCTGGATATCAAACTCAACTCAACTGACAATTCATTTCACCTATACGGTAACACTGTCTATTGCTTCGGTACTGACAAGCAGGACGGCTACAAGAACATGACGGGGTTCACTGCCCACGGCTGGTACGGTAACGAGGTTACACTTCAGCATCCAAACTCGATACAAGAAGCGTTCAACCGTAATTCCGGAGATGGCGCATTTGCTATGTGGGACACTAATCCCGACTATCCAGAGCATCCTATCAAGACAGACTACATTAACAAGTCAGGTGAGCGGTTGAGCAACGGGCAGCTACGGATTCAATCACACCATTTCACTATTGACGACAACCCCACCCTTGACCCGATGTACATAGAGAACCTAAAGAAGAGTACGCCTCTTGGCATGTGGTACGACAGGAAAATCAAAGGGCTGTGGGTAGCAGCGGAGGGCTTGGTATATGAGATGTTTGACCGGAATACGCACGTATGTGAACCGTTTGATATCCCATCAGACTGGGAGGTTCACGGTAGCGTCGATTTTGGCTTTGATAATCCATTTGTGCATCTTTGGGTTGCTAAGGATCATGACAACCGGCTTTGGGTAATAGATGAACACTATGAGGCTGGTCGCCTAATAAAGGACCATGCTGCTAAAATTAAGGCGGGACAAAGTACAACCTGGGTTGTAGCAGATCACGATAAACAAGAGCGGATGGAACTATGGAATGCAGGAGTTTCGACTTCACCGGCGAACAAAGCGGTCGACGCTGGTATCCAGAAAGTGGCGGAACGGCTGACGTTGAGGGAAGATGGGAAGCCAGGACTAATGATATTTCGCTCATGCAAGAACCTGATACGGGAACTGGGCAAGTATGCCTGGAGGCAGAGAAAGGAAGGTTCACCGGGTAAAGAGGAGCCTATCAAGGTAGATGACCATGCTTGTGATGCTCTCAGGTACGCAATAATGAGGATTGACAGTGGCGACTTCATTTTTGTCTAGAGCACAAACTGCCGTAGCAACACGGATAGGTAATTTCGTGCGGAAGTATGACATTAACTGGTTTGTCAGGTTCCAGAACGAAGCACGCATAGAGGATATGGCCCAAGCGGTGGGCGGCGGCGATGCTATGCGTAATAATGCATGGGTGTATATCGCTGTTAACTTCCTGGGGCGTAACTTAGCAAGGGCACCTTTTGAACTAATGCGCGGTGAAACGATAGTCGAAACTGGTTCGGTAGCAAGGCTATTCGACTTCGTGAATCCATACATGTCTAAAAACCAGTTGTTTGAAGCCACGCAGGGGTGGAGGAAGATAAAGGGCGAGGCGTTCTGGACGTTTGACTTGTTTAACTTAGCGTCTGCCGGCGAGTTTCCACAGTCTATCCAGGTAATCGACCCTCAGTACATGACGCACAAGGTAGACAAAGACACACAAGAAATATCGATGTGGGTATATGAGCAGGGCAATATTAAGATACCGATAATGCCTAATGAGTTGGTACACTTCAAAGACTGGAATAAATGGTCGCCGTGGCGGGGCGTTATGCCATTGGTAGCTATGAGCTATGAACTGGCACAGGACAGGGAAGCGAATATAGCCAATCTCAACATGCTACGGAACAACGCCACTCCAGATGGTATCCTAGTAGCTCCTGACTTCATATCACATGACCAGGCGAGAGAACAGAAGACACGTTGGGAACAAGAGCATAGAGGCGCGGGTAGGCGGCATTTGATATCTGTACTCGGCAACGGGGTTAAGTACCAACAGACGCAGGCCAGCACGGCGGATATGGAGTTTTTCAAGCTTAAGCAGTGGGATAGACAGACGGTACTCGCAACCTACGGTGTGCCGGGTGTGTTGGTAGGGGCCAGGGAAGACGCTACTCCATTGAGCGGTAGTGATACTAAGATGATGATGAGAGCTGTCTGGAATAACACGCTGATTCCTGATGCCGAGGCGATACAAGACAAGCTTGATACTGATTTCTTCCAACGGTATGACACGGGGATGGAGGGTGTTTTTAACCTGGACGCTATTCCTGAGTTGCAGGAAGATGAGAATCAGGAGGTAGAGCGGGATTTGTCGGAAGTATCGGCCAATACCATGACTATCAACGAGTTTAGAGAGAAGCGCGGTAGAGATCCGGTGCCATGGGGTGATACGGCATACTTTCCGTTTAGTGTGCAGCCATGGACAGATGAGCCAGTGATAGCAGCACCTGTTGAGACACGGTTGATAGCTGAGATACTTGAGACTAAAGAGGCTAGGCCACTCATAGAGATACTACCTAAAGCGATTCCTACGTACACCGAGGATTTCAAGCTTGAACATTGGAAAGCTGTCGTTAAGTATTGGGAAGCTATTGAGAAGGGCTACGTCAAGGATATTGAGGAATGGCTTTTTGCTCAACGGTCCTATTTGCTTGAGCGGTTGACTACCAAGATAGAGCAAGATGTATTTGATGACTTGATGGAGCGGGGGTATTGGGATGCGCAGATAGCAGAGTTAAAGGAATTGAGCAGGCCGGTGTATTTGAGTGCATTGGTAGCGACTGAGGATAATCTAAAAGGGTTGTTTCGGTCAGTGGGGATACCGTTTGACTTTCAGAACTGGTCTATTTTTAATACCGGAGCTATCCCGTTGATGGATACCCGGCTGACTAAGATAGGCGGGGTAGTCGATACGGTGAGGGCACATTTAGGCGATGCGCTGGAAACTGCGGTAACTGACGGATTGAGTACGGCGCAGACAGCGGACTTGATACGAGGGCAATACAACGGATTTAAGCACCATGCGGAAACGGTAGCCAGGACGGAACTGGGAGGCGTTATCGGTGATGCGCGGATAGAGGGCTTTAAAGACGTTGGGATAGACAAACACGAATGGTCAAGCGCGGGTGATGGTAAGGTGAGAACGCCGGGGATACCGAAAGGGAATATCTACAACCACCGGATTAGTGGGACGGTAGTAACGATAGGCGAACCATTCCCTACTAACGGTGGGCTACTGTGGCCGAATGCCGAGGGCGGAGCTGCGGGTGATGTTATCAACTGCCGGTGCTTGACGGTACCGGTGAGGAGTGAATAGTGAACGACATATATGTGAAATCAGACAGCGGTGAGTATGAGCTTCAAAGCGTCGACTTGGTAGAGTTTTTCAAAGCCAACAGCGACGATGAAGGGAATGTCACCATTGACCATATCTTGCATAGCGACTGTGAGTTAAAGGCCGATAAGGACGGGCGCTACAAGTGGGTGCTTTCTGATTTCTCACTGGATAGCGACAAAGAACGGATTGACCCCAAGGGGTGGGAGCTAAAGACATTCAAGGACAATCCGATTGTTTTGTGGTCCCACGACATTTGGATTCCGGCTATAGGCAAGGCTGAAAACTTGAGGAAGACGGATGAGGGCTTGATAGGGTATGTAAGCTTTGATGAGTCAGGGCTTGACCCGTTGGCCGACAGGGTAAAGGCAAAGGTTGACCAGGGGATTATTACCAAGGGGAGCGTAGGGTTTAAGACCATCAAGATACAGATAAACGACGACGACAAAGACCCGTGTATTTTGGTGCATTTGAAGCAGGAGTTGCGGGAGTTTAGCATCTGCAACATACCGGCAAATGCTAATGCGAGTGTGCAGCGGATGGATGCTGAAGAGCGGAGAAACATCACTATCAACGTGCCACAGGGTGGAATCATTACGGAAGAGCAATTGAGAAATATGCATATTCCGAATGACACTGATGAAGTCATTATTCCATTGGCAAACCTTGGGGCGATGAAAATAGACTCAGTAGATGAGGAAGAAACCTTTGCGGAATTCGCAAAGCGAAAGATAAAAAACGAATCGCCTACCATATGGGATGAGTTATTCGGCGGAGACACCGCAAGACCAGCGGAAGCCCAAGACCAGGGCTTAAAATACTTGTTCTCTGAGGATGACGAAACTATGAGTATAGGCGAAATACTAGGCAAGGAGAAATAATCATGCCTCCAGTAGAAATTAAAGACGGCGCGCAGCTTAACACTGTGCTGTCAGAGACGACCGATACGGTAGAAGGGTTGAAGGCCCAGAATGAAGAGCAAGGGACCGCAT